CGTGTGGCAAGTAGTCGCGTTCTAGTTGTTGTCTTGTATGTTGTAGTAAAAAAGGTTCGCCCCAAGGGTCGTATTCGGGCACATCGTCCCATGACACTCGAATGTGATCATACCCCGTTTCGTGATGCCAGAATTTTGATACAAGTCCATTTAGGCCCTTCAATGGCGTAAACGAGCATAACACTTGTCCTTGCGTTGTGGCTGTTCGTGTAACGATTTCTGAGAAGAAATCGTCGGGCGGTTGTTCATCAAATACTGCAAGGTTCAATTTAAAACCTTGCATTTGCCTAACTTCTTGTGTGTAGTTGGCAAATAGCAAATAACTGTTGGCACCACTAATATGTTTAACTTCTACACCAATACAGTTGGCACCATCGCCACGCATGGTAGCAGTAACAATGCAATCACGTGGTATAGCACCACTGCCAATGTTTTCCTTGATCTTGACATCGTTGGTGCCTAACAATTCATTTTGCAATACCAACGCAACTTGACTCCAACCCTCACCTGCCACCATGGCAGTTACCGGTTTATCAAAGCGTTTGCCATCCCACCAAGCGGGATATTGTCCAGTAAGGTGCATGGCAGTTTCAAAACAAGTAGAGACTGTTTTACCAATTCGGTTTGCGGCCAGGATGCCACGACGTTCACTGTGTCCAGTTCTAAAAAACTTGCGCTGATGTTCAAATGGTCTAAAATATTTTAGTTGGTTGTAGCGCATGTCTTCTTGCACTGAGAATACCAATTCCTCAAACTGTTGCTTGACAGCGAAAGGCATGTGTGCAAGATTGTTTACCGACAACTTGTTTTCATCGCATACGTAACGTATCGCGCGACGCATCAGCAATGCGTTGTCTAACATTAGAAGCCTTTTCTAATTTCGTTAAGGTTACGGGCAGCTTCAGCGAGATCGCATAATTCAGCTGTGCCCATAAGCCAAGTAGTAGGATCACTGACATCACAACCTTGGCGCTTGTCAAGTCCTGCCTGCAAGCGTTCCATAAGCAGTCTAAGGCAATGCTCAACTTGTCCAGGATATTTTTCAGCAAAAGCCTCACGATGAATCCTATTTACTTTTTGCAGTATGCGTGTGTCAGCAACCAGTGTTTCTTGTTTTGCATTCATTACATTAACGCCAAGCGGTCCTCGATGTGTGGCCAATTGATGATTTTCCAAATGTTGTCAATATATCGTTCTTTGTCCCATCGGTAATCCAGGGCCCAAGCGTGTTCCCACCAATCAATTAACAACACAATGTCATTGCGTATTTCATGATTGTGTATAACTTTGATATCACCATCTAGTGCAAGATAGATCCAACCTGAGCCTTGTATCTTCATGGCTTCATCTCGCATTATAGCTTTTAACCCAGTTAAACTTCGGAAATGCTTTCGTATAAGATCTTGCGTTAGCTCACCAGGTTCACCACCCGCACCAGGTTTGCAAAACTGTGTAAAAAAAATGTCGTGTAAGAAAGCACCGGCTTCGTTAAAACGTTTTGATTTGCCTGCATTGAAGTTATCCACATAACGCCGATACAAATGTGTATAATGATAGTCCAGGGTCTCTGGACTCATTACAGGCTCAAGCGCAGTTTTGCCATAAGGCAACGGCGTTTGTTTCAACTCCATTATACAATGCCCCAAGGATTGTCATTAACCGTGCTGGCATCACCCATTACAAATTCTCTATCAACCCATAGTTCCCAATAACTCTTGTTGTTGATTTTCATCTTTTGCAACTGTGCACGTAATACTGAACCACGTGGAGTCAAACGTCCCGAGCTGTCACGAATCAGTTGTTCGCCAGTTCTTGGATCAACCCAGGTATACTTTTCGGGCACTTCCTTGCCAAACTTGTTTACACGTGTTCCTACAGGACGTGTAGATATTGGACCAATGACCTCATATGTGATAGCATTGTTAACATACTTTCGAAATACAACTTCGCACTTTTGTCCAGTGGCCGCCCACTCGGGATCGGGATGTGGAAACGTTTTTGAGATATAACTTGATACAGCAGGAACTCCTACGACCTCAGCAGGTCTTGCGGGCAATGTTCGAAATGTATCAATGGGTATGAGGTCATTCTTGTCGAGGTAGGGATTTTCTGCTCCCTTTAAAAACTCATCTGGAGCTTTGCCGTTAAGCACGTCCATGGCAGTTTGATATTTGAATTTGTTGCTACGACCTTTCAAGTTTAACACATGACCAGTTTGGTCAAATACAAACTTCTCTAGTTCTTTGGCAGTGGGGAAGTCGGTCATAAGACCTTCTAGGTCATATAAGGGTTCTTCCGTTGTGTCTACAGGGGAGGGTGCAACTGAGGTTGCTGTTTTCTTGGTTACCATTTCATTTCCTTAAAATATAAATTGCCACCAGACGGATTATATAGGAATTAACGAGGAAATATCACGACCCCGATCCTGCTGCTGGTGGCGCCCAGCTAGATACTGTTAGTCTCTGTAACGATTCTTGCGAGCAGCAAAACGTTTTACTTGACTGTTCTCATCTATTGAGCCCGCACCAGGAACTTCATGTTCACCAGGATTGGCTTCTAGTTCCGCTGCACGCCGAGAGAACGCATTGGTTACAAAATCAGCTAAAGGCTGGCGTTCAGCTTTAGCATCTAGGAAGTTGCCACGCTTGGCAGCATGTGCTCCCTCGTTACCTGTTCTTGGTCCCATTGGTGCATTTACATTTACAACTGCATGTGGATTACGATAAATGGCGTCCGTATTGGTATAGCAAGCAGCACTGGCTGCATCAGCTGACACCTTGGCATTTAATCTTTGTTTCATATTATTTTCCTTTCATGGCACGCAATTTGGCCATGTGTTGGTCCATCTTGGTTTTGTGATGTTCCATCATTTGTTTGTGTGTTTCAGCTTTGGCTTTGTGTGCCATCATGCCAGCGGGCATTGTGCTTTTTTCCATTTTGGCTCGTGCCATTGCGATTTTTTTCATATTAGTTCTCTTATAGGAATTGTTGAACTGGAGTAATAAACAATTGGCTTGTTCCAGTTAAACTTTGTGCGCTTACAGTAACGTTGGCACTGTATGCACCTGATCCAGCACCATCTGCTTCAGGCATGGCAATTATGTAAGTGTCACCACTGTTAATCAATTGTCCAGGTGCACTTGTTCCTGTTGTTACAGGCGCTGCGGCAACTACTGCAATATTGGTGCTTAATCTAAAAAATACATCATTGGCGCCAGCATTGGTTACTAACCAAGAACTTACTGGTCTTGAACTTACGACATAAACTGTGGCAGCTGATACTGCACAGTTGGCCAATGTAGTCGGTCCTAGCGGTTTAAAATTGGTAGCTGACATATTAGTTTCCTACGTTGATTGCATCAGGATTGGGAAATCGGCGTGGTGTCCGCATAGCACCAACGTTCCTACCTTGAGCAGCTGTTGCCATTGTCATCTTCATCTCATCACGTGTGGCACTAGGTCCAACTGACTCCATTCTGTCACGGCTTTGATCACTTGTGTTGCCAGTGCGGCTTGACGCAAATGTTCCGTGGTTGATACGATCGGGATTGGCAACACGATGGCATTCGGGATTGATTCCACGACGTGCTAAACTCTCATCGCGATTGACGCCATCGCCCATCTGTCCATTAAAAGCAAAGTCTGCGCCATCGCCCTTTTGGTCAGCACGTGTGTGTGGCATATATTTGCCCGCGTTTTTCTTCATTGTGTTACCGGGTTTACGGCTCGAGGTTGTGTTTTTCATTTTTACATTTTTCCTTTCGCCATTTTAACGGCATGGTGATCTTCTTCATGCCGGCGTCCATCGCTGTGTTTTGCGTTACGTGCATGACCGATTCTTGTTTGCATAGCAGGATGTGCCTTGTGATGTTCTTGGCTTTCAACACCGTAGAAGTCACTAATGTGTTCTTCTCCAAATGCCCGCTTGGAACTCATTGCTGAACCAAGGTTGGCAGTGTCCACTGCGGTTTCATGAGCCTCGGGCATTGAGGTCTTGTTACCCGCGTTTACAGGTCCTTGCTTATTAGCTTCGCGTTGTTGCTCACCGCCCAGTTTCATTACTG